AGTAGCTCCCTCACTTCGTAGGCGATCGCGCGCAGGCCCATCACGAGCCAGGGGCACGACCAGTAGACAACCGCCTTCTCCGTCTCGGTCACGATGCCGGCATACGTCACCGGATCGGCCGATGCCCTGTCGCCTGCGTCGCTGTTGGACAGCGTGCGAGGAAGCTCGCTCACGATGACCATGCTTCCGACGGTCGCCGTGGTAAGGAGCGTGATCTCAAACGAGCCTCCGGTGGATGGAGTCGAACCAAGGTCGACCTCCAGCCAGTAGACGCCGCCGCCTCCACCGCCACCGCCCAATACCCCGCCAAGGCTCGACACTGTCGCCGCCTTCAGCTCGCCGTTCTCAATGAGCGCCACGTAGGTGGAGCTGCTGAGGCTGCTGGCGTTGTTGCCGGCGGGATTGACGACGGCGGGCACGATGCTCTGCCGCCGTTCGCGCGCCGCCTCGTCGCGGTCGATGCCGCTTCGCGCGTTGAGCCTCGGCGTCCTCACTGAGCCCCCGCCATCTGGCCCAGCGCGTTGCCGGGCTCGACGGGAGACTGCGCCAGATCCTTCGCCGTGCCGGCCATCTGCTGCGCCATCGCGGCTTGCTGCTGTGCGGCCATCATCTTGGCGCGGGCGTCGCGGACGCTCTGCACCTCGCGCACACTCTTGAGCACGCGGGCCGGTGCGCCGAACGTGTCGCGGAGTTCGTCGGCAGCGGCGTCGATGTCCACGCGATCGCGAACCTGTTCCCAGCCAGGCACGAGGCCAAGCTGCGCCACCATCTCGATCAGCTGCATCGTGCCCCGGCTCTGCTCGGCCTTGAGGGCGCGGTAGAGCGGGCCGCTCAGTTCCACCTCCATCTCCTGGCCGGCGATTTCCTCGGGCGCGGGAGGCAGCATGCCGCGCTGGCTCGCAAACCAGATCGTCGCGTGCACCAGCGGACGAAGCAGCTCGTGGTCGACGTTGCCCAGCAGCGGGCCCAGTCCTTGGATCTTCTCCTGAAGGCGGGCCATGATCTCGCGCGCCGTCGTGCCGCTGCGCGTGTCGCTGATGAACGCCTGGAAGATGTCGACGTAGAACGCGCGGGCGATGCGAAGGTGATCGCCCTCGACGATCTGTTGCCACAGGTGCTGAATCGGCAGCACGGGGACGGCCAAGGGCTCGATGCGCGCCGCGCCGTTCGTGCGCGTGTGCATCCCCGGCATCGTGTTGACTTCCTCGATGTCCGCAGGCCCTTGCGTGGCAATGCGGGTCATCTTGTCCGTGGCCTCGCCGATGCGGACGTGCTTGTGCTGCAAGCCGCTGGTGTCGCCGAGGGCCTTCATCGCCTGCGATGTGCCGTAGGTGTCGTCGCCAACCACCTCGGCTCGCGGGCACAGCACCGGCATGAACGGGTAGCCCGACTCGCGCAGCGGCTGCTCGTCGTCCCGCGCGGCCATGTCGATGTACACCGACCGCCACGGCATGTTCGTCGAGTCGAGCTTCGTCGGGTCGCGGCGCTTCCGCTCGTCGATGACGTGCAGCAGCTCCACCGTGTCCGAGTAGCGGCGCTGATCCCACGCCTGCTTCACCACCTGTGTGCAGCGGTCGTAGCCGAACTGGTCGACGACGGCGCCAACGGTGCTGACCAGCTCGCGGTAGAGCGCGACGACGTAGCCGTTGAAGTCGCGGTCGACGCAGTAGGTTCCGGCGGTCAGCTTGTGCAGGTGGATGACGTTCTCGTCGTGCTCCTCGATGACGAGGCAGCCGGGGCCAAACGCGCCCATCTCGGCGACGCAGTGGCGCAGGGCCGGGTAGGTGTTCGACTGGGCGAAGATGGCGTGAACCACCTTGGACACGGCCTCGCAGTACTCCGCCCCGATGCCGTTCGCGGCCAGCTCGGGGTTGCGCATCCGCAGCCCCGCCCACGGCACCGACGCCGGGAACGCGCCGGCCGACATGCCAGCCACGAACACGCCGTGCGCCCAGCTCGCCGTGTTGTCAAGGATGTCGCCGAAGTCGGCCTTCCGGTCGCGCTGGTTCTTGACGAAGTAGCGGCCGTGCTGCGGCAGGATGTAGCGGCTGATCTTCTGCCAGACGGGGAGCAGGTAGGCGCGTTGCTGCTTCGCCTCTTCGTTGCGGCGGCGCATCTCCTGGATCAGCGTCTCCTGGCTGTCCACGTCAGCCACCCAGCAGCGAGTTGCCGCCCAGAGAGAGCGGCCCCGCGTTGTTCGTCAGGTTGGGGCCGACGGCGCCGCCGCGACGCTGCTCGCGGTCGTAGATGGCCATCACGTCGGGGGCGGACTTGGCGGCCTTCTGCTGCTCGGCCATCGCTGCGCGCTCTTGGCGGGCGGCTGCGGCTTCGGCTTGGTCCTGGGCGGCCCCCTGACGGCGCTGGGCGTCACGCTGCGCGCTGGCGCTGCGCTCGCCGCTGTAGCCCGTGTAGGCGAGACCAGCCACGGCGGTGGCCGCGATGATTGCTTCGTATGCCACTATACCCCCCTGACGTAGATGACTTCTCGCTCGACGAACCCCACGGCCTCAAGCAACTTGGCGGCGGCCGAGTCTCGGCGGGCGTGCGCGCAGGATTCGGTGGCGGCCAGCTCGGCGGATGTCTCCAGCGCCCACTTCACCAGCCGCAAGCCGAGGCGGCGACCTCGTGCATCTTGACGCACAAACATGGCGTCGATGCGGGCGGGCTTGGCTTCGCTGTCGTGCAGATGCGCGCCCAGCATGAGCACGCAGTAGCCGACCAGTTCGTCGCCGTCGAAAGCGCCTTGGATGCGCAGGATCCCGGCGGCTTCGTAGTCGGTGTAGCGATCCCACCGGGGACGCATCGCCCCACGGCTGCCGTCCTCTACCTCGTCCCAGTGCGCGTGCAGCAACGCAGCGGCCTGCGCCTGCATGTCGGCGACGGTGATCGGGCGCAGCTCGTGCACGGGAGGCACGATCCGGGTGGGGCGCTCCGGTTATGTCGCAGGGTCAGAAGTCGGCGATCGGGTTGTATTCGCCGATCTGCTGTTGACGCTCGCCCACGCGGTCGCCGTGCCGCCGCAGCCGGTCGTCCTCGATGCGTCGCCGCGTCACCGGGGCCGCGAACGTCAGGGCCAAGGCGTCGGCGATGTCCGGGGACGCTCCGCCCTTCAACCGCTCCTTGATGTCGTCTTTCGACTCCAGCACCCTGCGCCCCTGCGAGTCGAACCAGAAGCGCGGCGTTGCCAGCTCGCTCTTCAGGTGCGTGTCATCGGGGATCTTGCCGCCGCTGCGAATCCAGTCGGCCATGCCGCACCACATCTCGGTGCGACGGTTCAGGAACTGCGGCATGAGCGCCTTGCCCCCGAACGGCACTTCGATGATCTGCCGGTGCCCCAGCTGACGCAGGCGGTCGATGACCCCTGCCCCCGCGCCGCTGTCCACGAACACCGCGTCGGGCCGATGCACGACGATCTGGCTGGCCACCACCTCGGCCAAGGTCATGTTGTCGACGCCGCGCAGCACGGTGGGCGAGAAGGCCACGAGCCCCTGCCGCACGATGAGCACCGAACGATCATCGCCGAAGCGGGCCGGATCGACGCCGAACACGATCGGCGCATGCGCGATCTCGGTCTGCCGGTAGTTGCGCCTGCACGAGTCCTCGACTTCCTGCAAGCTGACGAGCTGGTCGGTGCCGCCGGCCGAGAAGTCGCACAGGTACTCGCGGGCGAACGACTGCTCGGGCATCTCGGCCCGCAGGCGCACCACTTCGGCAGGGTCGATCGCGTCCGTGTCGTCGACGGTGAACCGCGCCGCGTGCCAGTCCGGCTTTCCGCTGGCCTCGAAGAACAGCTGGCTGAAGAGGTTGATGCCCGACGGCGTGCCGATGAACATGGCCCAGCCGAGGCGGTCGGAGAGAGCCGGCTGAAGGATGTCGACCCACACCTCGGGCTTGATCTGCGCGACTTCGTCGATGACGCAGCCGTCAAGGCGCACGCCACGCAGGGCGTCGGGGTTGTCGGCGCCGTAGAGCTTGATCGCCGCCCCGTTGTGCCGGAACACCACCGACAGCTCGGCCTCGCGCACGTCCACCGCACCACGGACGCGCAGGGGCTCCACGAGCCGCTTGAGGCGAGCCCACGCGATGCCGCGCGCCTGGCTCAAGAA